TTCCGCTCATGGTCGGAGGCTGCACTGTCGGCCGCCCCGGTGAATCGGGATGTGGGTGGTGCATGTAAATACTCCTCTTGGTCATCCCAAAGCACCCTCGCAAGAAGGTGCTTCAGTGATGCTGTCTGTCCTATTGCCGCCGGAAGGGGCGGGGCGCATTGCTTGCCGGGTCATTCACACGGTTCTGGCGTTTCACCATCGAGCAGCCGTCCAGGTTGTTCCTGTCGTTGGCAGGCTTTTGGGCCTGTCTGCTCGCCGGTCGCCGGTAGAGGCAATGCGGTCTGTTGTGTTTCGTTTGTTGCGCTGACTGTTAAAGAGCGGTGCAGATTTCGCTGCTAGCCCGTGTTCTGTAGGCTTGAGATATAAATTAACCGCCGGTTTATTGTTCGTCAATACCGGCGGTTAATTTATTTTCCTAAGATGTACGGTATTCTTTTGATTAACTGTATGGATATACAGCAATTGGAGGCGGGAATGGCAAAGGTGCGAAAACAAGAAGGGAAGGCGGAGCGGCTGGAAATGACTGGGATAGAGCGACTTGGCCTGCGCGTCTCATCGATGATCAATCACCCGGTCGCGCAGACTCAACGCTGGGTGACTATCCATCGCCTGGACACGGACGGTGAGAGGGAGTGGGAAGAGGTGATGGGCTTATTATCCGAGACGGACGGCATCGACATGACGTTCAACGACGATGAATCGGTGACCTTAAAGTGGGAGGCGAGCCCCGACGAGGATCGGCCTGTAGAAGTGGATGACTCGCTTGAGCTAGAGGAGGTTGCGCCGTTCTGAAGGCGAGAAAAAGCCCGCACGAAGCGGGCTGTTTTTTCTCACACTGGTCGCTAATCCTTCAGCTGAAGTCAGCGTAGATGGCACCTCATGGAATGCAAGTCGAAACGAAAAGTCCGGCATAGAGTGGACTCAATCTTCCGGATTTTTCTCTTCCTCGGGCTTCCATCGGGCTATTAGGTCAACCAACAATTCGGCAATGGCGTCGTTGTTGTCTTCCAGCACCGTCAACTGCTCATTAATTCGTTCAGATACAGCTGTAGAGCCGTGCTGATCGAACCAAGTACTTATCTCCTCAATTGCACACCCGAGGGCTGTAATGTTCTGGTTTAGGCGGCCGAGCAGAGCAGGGGTAGGATCGTCTGGCAGAGACATAGCTTTCCTCCATAGAGAGTGAAAGCATAGTCCAGAAGGGGGGCGTGAGTGGATCGCAGGCAAAGAAAAGCCCGCATGCGGGCGGGCTTAAAGTATTGAAGGGAGCAGGGGGTAATTTGCGCTCCATCCTGTGAGCTCTGCGTGAAAAGCATGTCACCGGAATGGAAAAGCCCGACACTTGGTCGGGCTCTTTGTAAATGGGCCAAATCCCTTTGGCTGCCTGCATTGTGCGGGGTAGGTGTGACGAAGGCGTGACAGGGTAGATATGAAAAGCCCGGTGCTGGGCCGGACCTACGCTAGAAGATGGCGCTTTTTTGGTTGGAGCAAAAAGCCCGCACGAGGCGGGCAATAGGGTGATGTAAGGAGTACTGCGTCAGCAGTAATGGCAGTGTAGATCGGAATAAGTAGGGCGCCAGGCAGAACGAAAAAGCTCGCGCGGGGCGGGCTTATTTGTCTTTGACTCACCGCCGTATGTCGGCAGCGCTGAACCCTCCATTGATTGCTGCCTCTACCGGGGGATAGGCGCCGAAAGCGGCACGCAGACGCAAAACAAAAAGACCGCCGCACTAGGGTGAGGGAATCTTTAGGAGGGGAACATGAGTGCAAAAAAGCCTGTGGTAGCAAAGCGCGGACTTGGCGACATTGCTGACGACTTGGAGCACGTCTCGGGCGAGCTTAGCAAGCTTGCAGAACGCATTGATGGCGTGGACGTCACAGCCGTCCTTCACTTGATGTTCATTCTGCACAGCGATGCAGACAGTCTCAGGGTCTACGCTGAGGAAGGGAGGGTGTATAGGCTTGTGGCCGCCTACAGATCAGGCAAGGTAGAGCGGGCGCTGGGGCGACTTAAAGGTTTTCACGACAATCGTTAACGCGGACGAAAAGCCCGGCGCTTGGCCCAACAATCTGCCAGTGCAGTTAACCTATCCCTCCGCCTCGTGCCGCAATAGCAACTCTCAGCACTATCACAGCCTCAAGAAGATTTTGTACCTGGTTTACGACAATCGAAGCCAGGTCTTCATTCCCGAGTTCCCTAAGACTGTCGACTACGTCTAGCAGTCGGCCCACCTCGACCTCAATGGCACGGACGGATTCGCCTATGTGGTAATGGAGTGAGTGCGCCATCCTGGTCAATCCTTAAGCCAGATCGGTTACAAGTTCTCGTCGCGTCAGCTCAGACCAGATGAGCATTCCAAACCAACAATACCCTAGCCTGGATGTAGGTGTCTTCAGCCCTAATTGTTTGAGGCGGATGCCGGGGATTGTCAGAGAGCATGTTGATTTGCTCGTCACCCAGCCACTGAAGCCGCTTGATGTAGAGGTGGCCTTCCCAAGAGAACATGTAAATCCCGTCCCCCACGAACTCACGGATGCTGATGTCGACGAGCAGAGGGTCTCGGTGTTTGATGGTCGGAGCCATCGATTGGCCCCAGCCGGTCACCATTTTGAGATGAAAGTGCTCTTTGAACTCAACGCCCATCTCGCGCAGATGCTGGGGGCTAACCCGGACATCCTGCAACATCTCTGGATAGTCATGAGGTATTTGCCCACCGCCCATCGCAGCGCGGACATCGTAGTGCGCAATCCATACCTCGTCGCCTACAACGCCAGGACGGTAGTAGTCGATCTCAATCGTACCGCCGCCGTCATCTGCTTCGGCCGCCGCAAGCAGCCGCCTGCGGGCTTCCTCAGACAAACCCTTTCCTTGTTTTTCGAGCATCTGCCGAACCATATCGGCGGCAGACCCGCTCTGTGATGAAGCATTCGCTTGCTCTGCAGCACCTGTCAGGCCGCTGATTTCAGCCGCCAGACGCTTGCTGAACCTCTCAATGGGCACATCAAGCAGGCGTGACAATACCGCTGCAAACTTCACGTTTAGAGGATTGGTGCCATTCAGGTACATCGCGACTGCCGCGGAAGAAATATCAGCCGCTTCCGCGAGGCTTGCTTGAGTCAAGCCGAGGGCGTTCTTTTTCGATACGAAAAGCGCCTTAGCAGCGTCGCACTCAGCTTTTAGTTCTGGGGAAAGTTCTTTCTTTCTGCTCATCCGTGAAATTTAACCGTTGGTTAATTTATTTGCGTCAACCGGCGGTATTGCTAGAAAAATAACCGGCGGTTAATATCGATCTCGAAAACACCATTCGAGATTTTCAGAATGAAGCAGATCCCACTAACAGAGCTGGTCGCTACGAAAGGGCAGGCCTTTGCGGCCAAGTCTCTTGGGGTCAGCCCCGCCGCAATCAGCAAGGCTATTTCCGCCGAGCGAAACATTTCCGTCACCTGCAATGAAGACGGGACCTTTGAGGCTCATGAACTCAAGGCTTTCCCGGCGCAGTCAGCACCAAGGAAGACAGTCGCCTAACCAACCGACATTCGCCTCGAAGCGAGCGAGACAGTTGCACGTTCAAAACCACGCAACTCATCGCCTGCAAGACGATCACGCAATGGGTTAGCAATTTGCTCAAACGCAAGCCACAGCCTGAGCTGGGACGACAAGGGAAGGGTGGATGCCAAGGCAACCACCAGGCAACAAAGGGCGCCTATCTCGCCTTGTAATTCGGATTGATTGGTCATGGGTACGTCCCCGATCAGTTGATGAACAGATCATCGCCTTGTTGGCACTGAGCCACCACGGAAACAGAAACGAGGTTTTACGAATGGAAGATTTTCTGCGGGCTTGCCAGAGCGCTGTTCTGGATAACGAGGCAAAGGTGCTGGCAGCAAAGATGGGCGTTCCTCATGTCGGCCTGCTTCAGCGTGCCAACCCAGATAACGACGCTCATCACCTGACGGTCGAGCACCTGTTCGGAATCTTGCTGCATACCGGAGACATGCGGCCACTGATGGCGCTGGCAAACGAGTTCGGCTTCGACCTGGTAGCTCGCGAGAGACCTACCGCCAAACCGCTGATGGTTGCCCTCGGTCACCTGTCGGCTGAGTGCGGCGACGTTGGCCGTTTGATCTTCGACGCCGCGGCGGATAACCACATCAGCCAGCACGAAAAAGCCCAGGGCGAGAAAGCAATTCTTGAAGCGATCGAGGCTCTGCAGATCCTGCGCGAATCGCTTAAGGCTGCCTGAATTTCAGGCACAAAAAAGCCGGTGGCTAGACCGGCTTCTTCAATACGCAAAACACTTAAGGGGCCATTATGAACACGATCGTCGCTCCAAGCAATACGGTCACGATGTCGAGTCGTGAGATCGCCGATCTCACTGGAAAGCACCATCATCACGTAGTCCGCGACATCAAACGAACCCTCGCCGAGCTGAATATCGATGCATCCACTTTTGGATGCATCTACCGGGACGAGCGTAACCGTACTCAAACCGAATACTTCCTTGGCCATGATCTGGTCATGACGCTGCTCACCGGCTACAGCACTCCGCTTCGCCATCGTGTCGTGACACGTTTAGGCGAACTCGAAAACGTGTCGCGACAGGTCGTCACGATTCCGCAAACTCTGCCCGACGCACTCCGGCTTGCCGCTGACCTTGCCGACCAAAACGGCGAGCTGCAACGCGTCATTTCGGAGCAGGCGCCGAAAGTCGAAGCATTGAATCGCCTTGCCAATACCCATGGGTCGGTATGCATCACCAGCGCTGCCAAACAGCTGGGTGTGGCGCCTCTGAGGCTCTTCAAGTGGCTTAGCGACAACCGCTGGATTTATCGCCGTACCAGTTACTCCAGTTGGTCTGCGTTTCAGCCTCGCCTGTCGAC